ACATAAATAGAATATCATCAAGTTTTTTTGTATTTAATATGTATTGTTAACATCTTAAAAACTAAAAACATATTTGTTGATGTTTTACAAAATATTTGTCATGATGTGTTTAAGTAATTAACTGGAGAAAGTAATGAGTGAAGTTGCGAAAATAGAAGAAGGTATGCCTGAGTTTGAGATTATCTTTGAAAACAAGATATCATGCACAAGGACTATACATGCTAAAGACGAAGACGAGGCATGGGCATTAGCCCAAGAAATTGTCGACAAAATGTATAGTGTCGACCAAGTTGTTGTCAAGGGACAAGAGGTAGACGACTTGGACGAAGAAGACGCAGACGGCTGGGAAGTTGAGTCTGTTGGCGAAATTTAGACATCGACAAAGTGGGGACACCATGTCCCCACGCTTTTTTCAAGATTATTGATTGTTAACATCTAAAAGTTTAAAGAGGTTCTCAATCGCCATATTCATTCTCAGCTCCAAATCATCGAGATGTCTGAACCCACACGTAGATACAATATGAGCATTGCCCTCTTCGTCTGTCACGACTGCACAATTTGGCATAAACGTAAGACCTTTTGGCATGTTTTCATTGATATAGTTGGTAGTTATACCACCTATTTTTTCTTTGGGTATGCGTATGTGTTTTGGTTTATCAACTGTTAACATCGCATACTCAATATTGCCCTCTTCGTCCCTGACGATTGTTTTCTCAGCACCAATCGACTCAAAATATTTCATAACTTTATCAATCGACATTCTTGAGTCCTTTGTAAATGTAAACTACGTAACTTTTTCTTCCGTCTTCTTTATCTTTGACGTCTTTAGAAACAATATTAAAACGCTTTCTTAAATTATAAATAACGCCTGATAGCCTTGTTGCTCTATACTTTGTAAAAGCAGTCCAAGTGTCTATTTTTCTGTTATTTATTAAGTGAGAAAGAATCATCTCTACTTTCGATTTTGGCTCATCTATATTCCAACCAAACAATTTTTTCTTTTTCATATAACTTCTCCTGTAAATGTTATAATAATAGACTAACCTTGTATTATAAAAACATCAAGTTTTTTTATCTGTAATATATATTTGTTAACATCAATAAATTGAAAGAAGCAGAGTACACCCAATGTGTAATCCTATTTCTTTTTTGTCCAATGACGCAAACAAGCGTCAAAATAAGCGTCTAAGTCTACTGGGTTTTGTGGGGTTGGTATTTTTGGTGTCTTTGGCTTTTCGTATATTTCAAGGTCTAATCTATGGTCAAAGCCTTTTGTATCTTCAGCCGTAAATGATTGTATGACGATACCTTTAGACTCCAATAAATCGTTTATTTCATCCAAAAGGTCTTCGGCTACATCGTTTGGTAAGGCATTATAATCGTAAGCTATATAATATTGTCTACTCATTTACTTGTCCTCTCTTAATTTACTGTTATCTTGTCTGCTGAAACTATTTTCATTGACTCTTTAATGCCATGTTC